TCCGACACCGGCGCGCCCCTGGCCGTGGTTTCCGACAGTTACCACGTGGTCCAGCCTGGCCAGGTGATGGATTTTTTCCGCCAGCTCGTCGAGCTCGGGGGCTTTCAGCTCGAAACGGCCGGGGCCCTGAGCGACGGCCGCCGGGTTTGGGCCCTGGCCAGCGTCGGCGACGCGGCCCCCGTGGTGTCGCGCGACCTGGTCAAGCCTTACCTGCTGCTGGGCACGTCCTACGATGGGACCATGGCCACGGTCGCGAAATTCACCGCGATCCGCGTGGTGTGCAATAACACCATCACCGCCGCCGTCGGTGGGTATTCCGCCGGCCGCGTGATCAAGGGCGAGACCGAGCAAAGCCTGGGCTACCTGAAATCGGCCGTGCGGGTCCTGCATTCCGAGCGATTCGACGCCGACGCCGTGCGCCTGCAGCTCGGGATTGTGGCCGGTGCCTGGGAATCGTTCCTGGTGCAGTCCCGCCAGCTCGCCGACGTCCCCATGGGCCAGGCCGATGCGGATGAATTCCTGGCCGAGCTGCTGGCCCCGTACCATACGAGCGCCAAGCCCCTGCAGGAAAGCAAAGCCTACCGCCAGGTCCTGGAGCTTTTCAACGGCCGCGCCATCGGGTCGGACCTGCCCGGGGTGGCCGGTACCCGGTGGGCCATGCTTAACGCCGTCACCGAGCTGGTGGACCATGCGCGCGGCCGCTCCAACAATACCCGGATTGAATCGGCATGGTTCGGGGCCGGTGCGGCCCTGAAAGCCCGGGCCGCCGAGCTGCTGGCCGCCGACCTGGTGGGGGCTTGATCATGGTTCAGATCGACTACACCCGCAAACCGAGCCGGCCGCAGCTGCTGGCCGCGATCCGCAAAGCCCTGCAGGCCGGCGAGACCTGGGTTCAGCTCACCTGGGGCGAGAATCAGATCACAATCGAGCGCGGCCCCTGGGGCCTGGTCGGCCATGGCTGGATCGGTCGCAATGGTGGCCAGGACCTGGCCGCCGACCTGGTGGGGGTCCGGCCATGAAAATGCAGCAGGTCGCCGTCGCCGTTTTCAATGATCGGACCACCGAGCCCGCCCGGGCCGCCGCCCTGGCCGCTTTCACGGCCGGGGCCACCTGGGACGGGGCCGTGCAGCGCCTGCTGCCGGCCGTGTTCGCCGAGCTGCGCAAACCGATCTACACCGGGGTGCAGTTCGACGACACCGCCTGGACCGCCGCCGCCGAGCTGCTGGAGCTGGAGCTGCAGCACGCCATCGACACCAGGCACGCGGCCGCCTGAGCTGCTGCACCTGGTGCCCGAGCCCGCCCTGGTGGCGGGCTTTTTTTCGCCTGGCCGCCGGGGGCTTGCGCGCCCTGGATTTTTTGCCCTAAAATTCCGGGACCGGCCGCCGTGGCCGGCATTTTCAGAAAGCGAGAAAGCAATGCCCCAAAAAATGAAATCCGCCCCCGTCGTCGGCCGCCTGGTGCAGGTGCAGGCCCTGCAGGGTATCGGTAAGGTCCGCGTCGGGTTCGACGCCGACTGGTCCGAGTACCGCGTGCAGGCCTGGAACGCCGACGGCCGCCTGGTGAGCGAGTACCACACCGACGACCGGGCCGACGCCCTGGACACCGCCGACGCGATCCTGGCCCGCCTGGCCGGCCCGACCGCCGACCAGGTGGCCGCCGTGGCCGCTTTCGCCACCAGGCACGGCCGGACCTGGCGCGCCGACCTGGCCGCCGCCTGGTTATCCGGCCGCGACGCCGCCGAGCCCGACGGCCACCTGCTGCGCCAGGTGCGGAACCGGTTCGGGCCCGCCTGGCTGCGCGACGTCACCCGGGCCGACCTGGGCCTGAGCTGACCCCGACCAGGCCGCCCCCGGCCGATCCGAGCCCGCCCTGGTGGCGGGCTTTTTTGCGCCTGGTATCAGGCCGCCCGAGCTGGTGGCCGCCCCGCCGACCAGGCTGCCCCGCCCGAAACCCGCCTGGCCGACGCCCGGCCGTGCCTGCCCCCTGGTCAACCGACCAGGCGCCCCGCCCCGTGCCCTGGGTATCGTGGCCCGTGGCCCGTGGCCAGGATAGCCCCGCCCTATGGCCCGCCGACCTGGTGGCGCCCGACCAGGCGCCCGACCAGGCGCCCGACCAGGCGCCGCGCGCCGCGCGCCGCGGACCCCCACCCCGACCCGGGGTAGAAAAAATAGGCCCGGGTGCAAGCTGCGCAGGCCTTTGCCCGATTTCACACGCTAGATGCTGCACAAAACAGTTTTGGCCCCCACCTTGAAAAAGGCCCCCTTTGTCAGCCAAGTCAACTCGTGCCAAAATATTTGCAAATCCAAAACGAAACGGACCCTCAATGATCCCTGACGAAATTGAATCAGAACGGCTCAAGCTGGAGTACCGGCTCGCGCAGCTTGAAACTCAAGACAAAGCGCGTGCTCACTTCATCGACTTCGTTCGCTACGTCTGGCCAGAGGCGATCCTTGGCGAGCACCACGCGAAGATGGCCAACGCCTTCGACCGCATTGCCAACGGCACCTTGAAGCGCTTGATCATCAACATGCCCCCGCGGCACACGAAGTCTGAATTTGCGTCCTACCTCCTGCCGGCCTACCTCATGGGCCGTGAGCCGCGAACCAAGGCCATTGAAGCGACCCACAACAGCGAGCTCGCCGTCCGCTTTGGCAGGAAGGTGCGTGACTTGATGGACATGGACACGTACAAGGAAATCTTCCCCAACGTCGCCTTGAAGCAGGACTCCAAAGCTGCTGGCCGGTGGGACACGAACAAGGGAGGGGAGTACTTTGCCGTTGGCGTGGGCGGCGCCATGACTGGTCGGGGCGCTGACGTTTTGATCATTGACGACCCGCATTCGGAGCAGGACGCGATGAGTGATCTTGCTTTGGACAACGCATGGGAGTGGTACATCTCTGGCCCAAGGACTCGTCTGCAGCCAGGCGGGGCGATCGTAATTGTGATGACGCGCTGGGGCACGAAGGACCTGACGGCCCGTTTGCTCAAGGCGCAGAAATCGCGCAACGCGGACCAGTGGGAGGTGATTGAGTTCCCGGCCATCCTGCCTAGTGGTAAACCCTTATGGCCTGGCTTTTGGAAGATCGAGGAGCTGCAGGGCGTGCGGGCCACCTTGTCGGTGCAGAAGTGGAACGCGATGTACCAGCAGCAGCCCACCAACGACGAGGGTGCAATCTTGAAGAGGGAGTGGTGGAAGGTCTGGCCAAAGGACGATCCACCGGTGGTGAACTACATCATCCAGTCCTTGGACACGGCGTATTCCAAAAAGGAGACGGCTGACTATTCGGTGATCACCACCTGGGGCGTGTTTTACTTGAACGAGGACTCGGGGGCGTCGATCATCTTGCTCGACGTCAAACGTGGGCGCTGGGATTTCCCTGAGCTCAAGCGCGTGGCCAAGGACCAGTACGACCACTGGCAGCCTGACAACGTGCTGATCGAGGCCAAGGCCACGGGCACGTCGCTGCAGCAGGAGCTGCGCCGGATGAGCATTCCGGTGACCATGTACGCGCCGGGCGGGCGCAGGAGCGGCACTGACAAGGTCTCGCGGGCCAACGCCGTGGCGCCGATCTTCGAGGCCGGGATGGTCTGGGCGCCGGACACGGACTGGGCCGAGGAGCTTGTCGAGGAATGCGCGGCGTTTCCAAACGGGGACAACGACGACATGGTCGACAGCACCACGATGGCGATGATGCGTTTTCGCCAGGGCAACTTCATCAGCTTGGAGTCTGACGACAACGAGCCGCAGGACAAGGGCGAGCTTGTGCCGGAGTACTATTGAGGCTTAAAATGGCTTGAACTGTTTCCACGGAGCCGTCGCACATGGACGAACAATATCTGTCTCCAAACCAGATGAGCGAAGGCTACGAGCCGGAGCCTGTCCAAAACTTTGCCATCGGCGGCATTGCCCTCCCCGGTCAGCGGGCCTTTCTCCGTGGCTCGGACAAGAATTACCTTGACCAGCGGGCCAAGGAGCTGGAGGCGTACGAAGCCCAGCGCCAGGCCTACAACAGCGCCCTGACCAAGTACCAGGAAGAGGTCTACAACCCGTACAGCTCACAGTACGACGCCTATGCCAAGGCGGTGGAGGACTGGAACGCCGGACCGCGGACCGAGGACTATGCCGGGCCGGCCGAGCCCACACTGAAGGCGTTTGACATGAAAGCGCCTGAGCTGGCATTCAAGGAAGCGGACGTCAAGGAGTATCAGAAGGCTGCTGGCCAGCGGGCGCAGAGGGATGCGGCGAGCAGGGCGGTGGCCATTGACGTGGCCAGCAATCCTGACAAGTTCAATTTTGGTTCGATGTCCGTGGCCGGCAGGTTCATGGCGGAAGGGGGCCCTGTGGAGAGCGACGACAACGACGAGATGTTTGAGGGCATCGCCCAGGAGCTTGGCGACAACACTCGGATGAGCCGAGAGCAGATCATGGAGGCCGTGGACCGTGTAGCGGCAGCCGGGCGCGGCGGCGACGAGCTGCTGGCCTATCTGTCGCCCGAGTCGGTGGAGCTGCTCAAGCAGATGGGCGGATCGGGAACCACCAATCCCGACACCGGTCTGCCGGAGTTTTTCTTCCGCAGACTTCGCCAGGCCCTGAACCGGATTTTTGGCCGCTCAAATGCAGCCCCTGCACCAGCGCCGGCCCCGGCTCCCGCCGCCGCCCCGATCCCTATTGCAGAAAGGGTCTCAGCCCCTGTCATGGGCACACCGGCCCCGGCTCCTGCCGCCCCATCAGTTACGGCCAAGGACCAATTGGACGCGATCAAGGCCGTCGACAAGTCCAACGAGACGTACAACCAGCCCGGGGGCCCTGGATATGCTTTGAACAAACCTGCCACGCCGCAGCTTTCCGACGCGATTGCGCAGCTCAAGGGAAATGACAAGCAGGGTGCAGAGGACACCATGCGGGCCATTGTGGGGCTTCCTCCGTTGAAAAGAATGGCCCCGGCCCCCATGCCTGAAAAGCCTCAGTTGAGCGATGCAATTGCACGGCTCAAGGGAAATGACAAGCAGGGCGCAGAGGACATCATGCGGGCCATTGTGGGCCTCCCCCCGATTAACCGCACCGGTGCAAAGCCCCCTGGACCGGGACTCGTGGCCCCCGGACCAAGCCCCATTGCTCCTCCCCCGAGCTCTGTAGTGAAGCCAAACTTTGGCTTCACCCGTGACCCAAATGAGATTGGAACGAGCGCCCTGGTCAAGTGGCGTAACACCAAGACGGGCGAGACGTACACAGCTCCTGACGGCGCCACCCGGCCTCCCAGCTCTGATTGGGTTCGGGACGATGGGGATGTCATACCCCAGCCGAGCAAGCCTTCGCCCGTGACCCCACCGCCTTCAGCGGTCACACCACCCCTGCCGGACATCCCCATCGGCCGCACGCCCACTCCGATGCCTATTTTTGGTCAACCCCCTGCTGCCCCCAAAGGGCCTGCCGTTGACCCGAAGAATTACTTTGGGATTGCCCCGCCCTCGCCCAGCCAGGGCATCAGCCCTGGCACGCGGGCCATTGGCTCCCCCGACATGCCGTTGGAGCCCGGCAAGATCACCATGGGCGCGATCGGCGCGAACAAGAACTTGTCACCGACGATACTGGGCGGGCAGGAGAACGCCGGCTTCATCACCGACCGCCTGGGCAACCGCATCTACGCCCCTGCCAGTCCGCTGCTGTTTGCCGAAGGCGGCCTGGCCGACGTGAACGCCTACAACATGTCTGACTCCGAGGAAGAGCAGATCAACACCGACCCCATGGGCTCGGCGCAGAAGATGATGGCGGACTTGATGGGCAGCAAAAAGGCATCGCCCAACGAGGTCAGCGTCAAGCGCGTGGCCAAGTCCTCTGGTGGCGCCAAGTCCGGCAAGGAAATGACCATGGGCATTGAGTCGCTCATGTCGGCCAAGGCCCTGGTGCCCGAGCTCAAGGGCGAGGACAGTGCCCGATCGCAGATGGAAGCGCTGGCCCTGGCCTACAAGCTCAAGGCCCGTGAAGCGGAAAACACGGCCCGCGGCCTGATGCGCAACACCATGGGCGCGCCGACCTTGGAGAAGCCCGCCCTGACCAAGAACAGCCTGGTCAAGAAGCGCTTTGCGAAGGGAGGTGAAGCAAAAAAGTCTGAAGAGGCCCCTGCTCAACCGGAGGTGACAGGGGTCAGCAAGCTCGTGGACTTTATTGCTCAGAGGCTGCCGGCGGGCTCCTTTCCAACGGCCGGCAAGGTCTTCTTGGAGTCAGTGCAGGGCAACAAGGGGCCGATCACCGAGTCGTCGTTTTCAAAGGACGAGCTTGAGGTCCTGAAGAAGTTGGCCAAGGGCCAAAAGGGTGTTGTCCGGTACGAGGACTACCAGGCCCTGGTTGAGGACATGCGCAAAGAGGGCAAGAGCGCAGATGCGACGTCGAGCTTTTTCTCGCTGGGCTCGCCCGTGGGCAACGTGCGCAACACCTTGGGCGGGTTCACCTACAGCGTCGACCCGTCTGGAAACATGCGCGTCACCGACACCTATGACTTCAACCCGCGCGACAAGAGCGCGACCCAAGAAGCGCGGACCGGGGACTACGGCGCGTTTGGGCCCTTCGGCCTGATGCGCGAGTATGCCGGCGAAAAGATTCCCCCTGGCTACGGCCGCCAGGTTGACATTAACCTTGGCCCTGCTGTCAAGCGCGCCGAAGGCAGCCCCAAAGAGGGCGAGGTCAGCCAGGAAGAACTGGACGCGGCCAGTCGCCCAGCTTTTGTCACGCCCAAGTCCGGCATTGGCCGCAGGCAGGGCCCGATCAGCCGCGCGCTGAACTCCGGCGAGGCGTATGTGAACATGGCCAAGGGCGTCACTGAGCTGCCCTACGACATCGCTGGCGCACCGGTGGACATCGCCACCATGGCGCTGCGCCCGTTGGGCTACGGCGTCGACAAGCCTGTCATGGGCAGCGACTGGATCAAGGAAAAGATGACCGCCGCCAAGGTGCGCCCTGAGCCGCCGAAGGACGCCACCGACAAGGGCTTCTACACCGCCGGGCAACTGCTGTCCAACCTGACCAATCCGGCCGGCGTCACGCGCTCGGGCGTACGGGCAGTGCAGAGGGCCGGCGAGGCAGCCTCTGACGCGGCCAAGGACTTCCAGCAGTACAACCGCCAGTTGGCCGCGCCCGGTGCGTCGTACGCGGTGCGTCCCGTTGGAAGCACTGTGCTCACCGGTCGCGTGGGCCTAGACAAGGATGTCAGTGAGATTGAGAAGGTATTAAGAAGGGGCGTGGACAATGCTCGCAGCGTGGCGGGCCAGAACGCAAGTCAAGAAGATCAGATCAAAGAGTTTTGGGAGAAGAAAGCGCGCAACTACTTTACGCGCCAGTTTGGCACCCCCGACGATCCTGTTGCAGCAGCGATTGCCAAAAACCAGATAAAAGGTTCGGTGTTGGACGAGCTGTTTCCGGATTACATGATTGCTCAGATTGGGGCTGGGAAAACTCGCGTAAATGAGCAGGGCCAGTCAAGGTTCTTCCCCAAGTACCCACGGGCCATGGAGGACTTTACAAAGCGCTATGACCGGGACACGGGGCTCAAGGGCAACTTAATCACATCAGACCCCGCGGCCCTTGAGCCTGGGTACAACTTTCTCAGCGCACAAGGCCGCTCAATGTCCGTTACCGCCGCCGAAAGAGAGGCGGACAAGATGATCGCCCAGGGCGTCCGTCCAGAACTGATCAACACCTTGGTCGGGACTGTTGCCCGCTCTATTACGGACCCCAGCAAAATAGCGTCAGCGGATGGCACAGGCTCATCGAAAGCGCTTCTTGCCGCATTTGAGGAAGCGTCTGCCTACAACAAAATGACCCCGGAACAACAATTGGCCTGGGCAAATGACGAGTTTGGTAAGGGCCGCATGATGCACGGCTTGGACTATGAAGACGTAGGCAAGAACCTGCTGGCAGATAACGTACGCACAGCCATTGAAAAAGGCGAACCGGTGTATGACGTCGGCTACATGGGCAGTACGCTGAAATCGCTGTTCAACGCTGAAAACATCAACACCTATTTGTCCAGCCTGCCTCCCCGCGAGCTTAATAACATCCGCTTCGAGGACGCGGTACGGGGAGGGGTAAAAGTCGGTGAAAACCAGTTCAGGATTGACAACCTCATTCGCCGCATTCAGTCGGGCAAGCCAATACCAGACAAAGTGTTTTCAGATGGGGTGAGCAGCCCATTGCTACAGTTTGACAAGGACTCAGGACTTGGCGGATTTGCGTGGAAGCGCATTGAAAAGCGCGAGGCCACTGTGCCAGAGGGCGCGTACGTGGGCCACTCTGTCGGCGGGTACGAGCTAGGCGGCGCAACCTACACCTCTGAAAAGCGCGAGGGATTTAACAGCGGCCTGTACCAGATTTACACGCTGCGAGACGCTCGCAATCGACCGGTCAACACCGTTGAAGTGAAGATGGAGCAAAGCGGTCCCGTAGTCACCCAGATCAAGGGCAACGGCCGGGCCACTGGCAACACCGCACCCGAAAAGTACGACGGGGCCGTTCTGAGGTTCCTTCAGACTTATCTCAAACCGGTGAAGATCAAAGAGGATGACAGGTACCTGACCCCGCTGTTAACATCCTACAAAGATCAACTCAATAACGCCCCTGCGCCGTAAGGACCCCACATGCCAATCGACAAAGCACTCAACCGCGCCCCGACCCTGGAGGTCATCGTAGGGGGTGGCGGCATCCCTGAGCCGTCAATGGACATCGAAGTGGTCATTGACGATGACGGTGGCGCCACCATTGAGATGGGCGAGGACGAGGCGCAGTCGGTCGACTTCTACGACAACCTGGTTGACGTCATTGACCCGGACGCCTTGTCCCGTATTTCGCTGGACGTGGCCGCCATGTTCGAGGCCGACAAGGCCTCCCGCTCCGATTGGGAGCAGATGTACGCCAAGGGCCTTGATCTGCTGGGCTTGCGCATCGAAGAACGCACCAAGCCATTCCGCGGCGCGGCCGGTGCGGTGCATCCAATGATCACCGAAGCCATCATCCAGTTCCAGGCGCAGGCTCTGAAGGAGCTGATGCCCGCTGGCGGCCCTGTGCGCACGCAGATCATGGGCAAAGAAACGGTCGACAAGTTCCAGCAGGCCGGCCGCGTGCAGGATTTCATGAACTACCAGCTCACCACGGTGATGGAGGAGTACACACCGGAGTTCGACCAGCAGCTTTTCTACACCGGATACGGCGGTTCGACCTTCAAAAAGGTCTACTACGACTACCAACTGGGCCGGATGGTGTCAAAACTGTGCCTGGCAGACGACGTCTACATCCCGTACAACGGTTCAAGCGTCGTTTCGCAGTGCCCGCGGCTCACGAACCGCATTCCGATGGACGCCAACGAGTACAAAAAGCGCTCTTTGGCCGGCGAATACATCGACATCCCCGTTGAAACCTACTCCACACCGGCCGATCCGAGCCAAATCAAGGCCGCAGTGGACAAAGTGACGGGCATTCAGCCCACCGACGACGTTGGCGAGGTGTTTTTGCTCGAACAACTGGTCGATTTGGACATCCCAGGCTTCGAGGACAAGGACGAAAAGGGCGAACCCACCGGAATTAAGCTGCCGTACGTGGTCACACTGGCCGAAGACAGCCTCAAGGTTGTCGGAATTCGTCGGAATTGGAAGGAAAACGACGAAAAGAAGCGCCGCCGCAACTACTACGTCCACTACGTGCTCGTCGAGGGCCCTGGCGCCTATGGTTTGGGCTTTGTGCACCTCATTGGAGGCCTTGGAAAGGCCGCAACGAGCGCCCTGAGGCAGTTGATCGACGCTGGCACGCTCGCAAACCTGCCCGCAGGCTTCAAAGCCAAGGGTGCGCGGATCGCGGACGACTCTGACCCCATCCAGCCGGGCGAATGGCGCGACATTGACGCTGGTGGCGCCGAGCTTTCGGCCTCTTTGATGCCTCTGCCCTACAAAGAGCCCAGCCAGGTGCTGTTTGCGCTGCTGGGCTTCCTTGTGGACGCCGGCAAGCGCCTGTCCAGCACCGCCGACATGCAGGTTGGCGACGGCAACCAGTACGCGCAGGTTGGAACGACCCTGGCGCTGCTGGAGCGCGGCTCCATGGTCATGTCCAGCATCCACAAACGCCTGCATTACGCGCAGACGCTGGAGTTCCGGCTGCTGTTCGAGGGCTTTGGCCAGTACCTGCCCGACGAGTACCCCTACGACGTGCCTGGCGCGAGTCGCAAGGTCAAGAAGTCGGACTTCAACTCGATGGTGGGCGTGCAGCCGGTGGCCGACCCCAACATCTTCAGCTCTGCGCAGCGCATCCAGCTTGCCCAGATGCAGTTGCAGCTCGCTCAGAGCGCCCCGAACATGCACAACATGTACGAGGCCTTCTACCGCATGTACGCGGCGCTCAACATCCGCGACATCGACGGCATCTTGCTGCCCCAGAACACCAGCACACCGCGCGATCCGGCGTCCGAGAACAGCGACGTGCTCAATGGCATGAAGCTCAAGGCCTTTGCTGGCCAACAGCACGACGCGCACATCGCAAGTCACCTGATGATGGGCATGTCCCCCATCCTGCAGTCCAACCCGCTGTCCGCGGCAGAACTGCAGAAGCACGTTCTTGACCACGTGCGGATCAAGGCCGAGGAAGACGTGGAAGCAGAGCTGTTCAAGACCTATGGCACCGACCCCGACCGCATGATCTCGGCCATCCAGAAGGAGGGCATGGTCGCACTCAAGATTGCCCTGGGCATGAAAGAGGTGCGGGACCTGCAGCAGGAGCTTTCTGGCGAGGGCGAAGAGGGCCCCGATCCGTTGATCAAGCTCAAGGAGACAGAGCTGCAGCAGCGCGCGCAGAACGACCAGGCCAAGAACCAGATCGACCAGCAGCGCCTGGCCCTGGACCAGCAGAAGCTGCAAGACACCAAGATGTTCAACCAGCAGAAGCTGGCCCTGCAAGAGGCCAAGGTCAACCAACCACCCATGGGAGTTCAAAATGCCGCTTAAAAAAGGCTCCAGCCAGAAGACCATCAGTCGCAACATCGGCGAGATCGTGCGCGACTACAAGCAAGACGGAATGATTGGCACCAGCAAGCCCAAGAGCAAGGCCGCGGCCGTCAAACAGGCCGCCGCGATTGCTTATGACAAGGCCGGCAAGACCAAGAAGATGGCCAAGGGCGGCGGCGTGCAGGGCCCGGCCATGATCGTGAAGAAAAAGGACGGGAACCGTCCAGTTAAGATATACTGAACACTGTCAACCGTGCCAACGGGTGGGGCCTTAAACCACCTGCTTTTCATGGAATCCCCATGCTTGAATTTGCAGAAGCAGTTCTGAAGGAAATCAGGAAACTTCAGGAGCAATCGAAGCAGATTGTTCTGAACGGGACCATCACAGACATGGAGCGTTACCGCTTCATGATGGGTCGCCTTGAAGGATTGAGGATGGTAGAGGATTCCGTGAAAGAGCTTCTCAAGAAGGTCACGGATGACGAAGACCTCATCAACTGAAAGGACACCAATGGAGACCGCTGAAGTTTCTGCACCACAAATGACCGCGCTGGAACGCAAATGGGCCGAAGAGGCCGCCAGCAAACCTCCTGCTTTGGAGGATGCCTACACCGAGTTGGGGTTTGACCCCGAAAAACTCGATCAGGCGGTCATCGATACCATTCCCAAGCCTACTGGGTGGCGCATTGCCATCCTGCCCTATCGCGGCGCCGAGAAGACCAAGGGCGGCATCGTCCTGGCTGAGGAGACGCAGCGCAAGACACAGCTCGGCACTACGTGCGGCTACGTCTTGAAAGTGGGCGACCTGGCATACGCGGACGAGGGCAAGTTCCCTGCCGGCGCGTGGTGCAAGGAAGGCGACTGGATCATCTTCGGCCGGTATGCTGGCGCCCGCATACCAATCGACGGCGGAGAAATTCGCCTGTTGAACGACGATGAGGTACTGGCCGTGGTCAACAGTCCTGAAGACGTTCTGCACATGTAAAGGAGCTCCCATGAACGATGAATTGGAATTCAAAATCGGTGAGGACGAAAGTTCTGCCACCGTGGCCGTCTCAGAGGACGGTACGGCAGAGGTCGTAGCCCGCCCGGAAGCGGGGCAATCGGCTCCTCAGTCGAGCGAGCTGGATCAGTACAGCGAGGGCGTCAAAAAACGCATCGACAAGCTGACCGCCCGCCTGCGCGAAACGCAGCGCCGCGAGCAAGCCGCCTTGGAATACGCCAAGAACGTGCAGGCCCGCGCCACGCAGCTTGAGCAGCAGTACATGACGGTCGACAACGAGCGCCTTGGCGAGGCCAGCAGCCGCGTCCAGACCCAGGTTGTTGCCCTCAAGCAGATCATCCGCAAGGCCCGTGAAGAAGGTGACATCGACACCGAAACGGAAGCCCAGCAGCGCCTGGCCGCCATGACTATGGAGCAAAGCCAGATCGCCGCGGCATCCCAGCAGCGCGAGCAGGCCCAAGCTCAATGGAACTATCAGCAGCAGGTCGCTGCCCAGCAGGCCGCCATGCAGCCGCAGGTGCAGGTCCAGCAGGAAGTCGATCCGCGGGTCGAGGACTGGGCTGAACGCAACCCGTGGTATGGCCGCGACACCGCCATGACCCACGCAGCGTGGGGCATCCATCGTCAGTTGATTCAGGTTGAGGGGTTTGACCCCAACACCGAAGCGTACTATGATGAGCTTGACAACCGCTTGAGGCAGACTTTCCCCCAGAAATTGGGTGGAGGCCAGCAGCAAGCGCAAACTAACAGGGCCGCCCGATCCGTGCAAACGGTGGCACCTGCATCCCGATCATCGGGTATCAACAACGCACGCCGCACTGTAAGATTGACTCCGAGTCAAGTTGCAATTGCCAAAAAGCTGGGCGTTCCGCTTGAGGAATACGCCAAGTACGTGAAGGAGTAAGCCATGTCTGACGTCAAAATTCCAGTTCTCAATCGCACTTCCCGCGCGGCCGAATCGCGTGAAAAAGATGCGCGACGCAAGCCATGGGCACCGCCTTCTCGTCTGGATGCGCCACCCGCGCCTCCGGGATTCGAGCACCGTTGGATTCGGGCCGAAGCAGGAGGGGTAGAAGACCGCACGAACGTCTCTGGAAAGCTCCGCGAGGGGTATGAGCTGGTTCGTGGGGACGAATACCCTGAATACCACGTCCCAACAGTAGAAGACGGCCGACATGCTGGCGTGATCAGCGTGGGAGGTCTGCTCCTAGCTCGCATTCCCAAGGAAACGGTTCAAGAGCGCAATGCGTATTACAACAGGCGTGCAAACGACCAATTGCAGGCTGTCGACAACGAGCTGATGAAGGCCAATGCTCACAACAGCATGAACATTCTGAAGCCCACTCGCCAGTCCCGCGTTTCATTCGGTGGCTCTCGCAGCCAGTGAAATCAACTTTTTGAAGGAAACATCAAATGGCAAACGTGAATAAGCCTTTTGGTCTGCGTCCTCTCGGCAATCTTTCAGCTACCGGCGCTCAAAAGCAGTACGGCTACCTGATTGCTGATAACCAGTCCGGGGCGATTTTTCAGGGCGACCTGGTGACCATTGACAATGGTTACTTGGTCAAGTTCAACAACACGGACCACACTTGTGCGGTTGGCGTGTTCAATGGATGCAATTACATTGACCCCACCACCGGCAAGCCCACCTGGAAGAACTACTACCCGGGTTCCGTCAACATCACCGCCGGCCAGATCGTGGCTGACGTGATCGACGATCCGAACCAGTTGTTCATCATCCAGAACGCGGGCACTCCCACCCAGGCCAATATCGGCACCAACGCTGACATCACTGCCAGCACCACCGGTAGCAACACTACGGGTCTGTCCAACATGACCATGAGTGGCACTTTTGGTGACACCGCTTCTGCGGGTAACCTTAAGGCAGTCGGCCTGTGGAATGTTCCGGGCAATGAGATGGGCCAATACGCCGTTCTCGTTGTGAAGATCAATGAGCACATCTACGGCAGCACTGGCACGCCGGGCTTTAGCACCTAAGGAGATCAATCATGGCAATTTCACGTGCACAACTGGTGAAAGAGCTTGAGCCTGGTCTCAATGCTCTGTTCGGTCTTGAGTACAAAAACTACGAGAACGAGCACACGCAAATCTATTCCGTCGAATCTTCTGATCGTGCATTCGAAGAAGAGGTGATGGAGTCGGGCTTTGCGGAAGCTCCGGTGAAAACTGAGGGCGCTGGCGTCGCTTACGACCAGGCGCAAGAGGTGTACACCGCTCGCTACACCCACGAGACCATCGCCCTGGCGTTCTCGCTGACCGAAGAAGCCGTGGAGGACAACCTCTACGACCGTCTGTCGGCCCGCTACACCAAGGCCCTGGCCCGCTCGATGGCCCAGACCAAGCAGATCAAGGCTGCGTCCGTGCTGAACGGCGCTTTCACCACCTCCATCGGTGGCGACGGCGTTGCTTTGTGCGCAACCAACCACCCCACCCTGACTGGTCCCAACCTGTCCAACACCCTGGCCACGGCCGCCGACCTGTCCGAGACCTCTCTGGAGCAGGCGCTGATCGACATCGCCGCGTTCACCGATGAGCGCGGCCTGAAGATCGCCGTTCAGGGCCTGAAGCTGATCCTGCCGAAGGAACTGCAGTTCACGGGCGACCGTATTCTGAAGTCCACTCTGCGGGTTGGCACTGCTGACAACGACATCAACGCTGTCCGCAACATGGGCATGGTGCCGCAAGGCTACGTGGTCAACCACTTCCTGACCGATCCGGACGCTTGGTTCGTTAAGACCGACGCCCCCAACGGCATGAAGATGTTTGAGCGCGTGTCCATGAAGACTGGCTTCGAAGGCGACTTCGACACCGGCAACGTGCGCTACAAGGCTCGCGAGCGCTACAGCTTCGGCTTCAGCGATCCGCGCGGCATCTTTGGCTCGCCCGGTGCGGCTTGATAGCTGTCCAACAGCGATGAAAAAGGGGCCTTCGGGCCCCTTTTTCTTTTCCTGTAAATAGGTTATATTGAGGTCCATACCGGGAATTTCCGGTGCTTCTGACGGTCCCGGCCGACGACATGCAGATGGAAGCACCTCAACTCGCATGTGAGGATCAAATGGCTACCACCACCTTCTCCGGCCCGGTCAAAGCGGGCACCATCAAAGAAACCACCGGCACCACCGTCGGAACCAACGTCAAAAACACCGGCTTTGTGCTCATGGCACAGTCCATCGTCATTGACATCATCGGCGCCTCGGCCCTTGATCAGGTTGTCGCCACCATTCCGGCACGGTCGCAGATTGTTGACGTCATCCTGAACGTCATTACCCCCAATGACGACACCGGGACTGCAACCGTTTCAGTTGGCACCTCAGGCGCCGCTACTGCCTTCTTGCCAGCCACCTCGGTGAAGTCGGCTGCCACTACTCGGGGCACGCTGACGAACAGCGCCGCAACCGACGTCGGCGCCTCTGACATCCAGGTCCTGGCTGACTTCACCGCCCAAAACGGCAACGGTGCAGCGGGTTCGGCAACTGTCACGGTCCTGTACATCCAGAGCAACGACCTGTAAGGAGGCGACATGAGCGCCAGCAACATCCAGGCGGTCACCAAGACCGCCGATGCCCAGGCGATCGCGGGTAGAACCCGCGTTGCCGGCATCTACTACACGTGCTCTGCAACGGCGTCCTCCTTTGCCCTGAAGAACGGATCAACGGCTGGCGGCACGGCGCTGATAACGATTACCACCCCGGCATCGGCGGGTGCCTACGACATCATCATGCCCGACATGGGCATCCTGTTCCCAGACGGGGTGTTCATTGACGTCAATGATGCGCAGGTCACCAGTGTCACGCTGCTGTTCTACGGTGGGGCGGCTGCGTAATGGCTTCGAAGAAGGGCATGGGCATCAAGACTTCGGTCAAATCCGGAAATTTCCGGGCGACCAAGAAGGGTGCAGGCATGACCGAGCAGGGGGTCAAGGCATTTCGCCGCGCCAACCCTGGCAGCAAGCTGCAAACTGCTGTGACTGAGAAGAATCCATCTGGCAAGAGGGCGCAGCGCAGGGAATCGTACTGCGCGCGCTCTGAGGGCCAGATGAAGCAGTTTCCAGACGCCGCCAAGGACCCGAACAGCCGCCTGCGCCAGGCGCGAAAGCGTTGGAGGTGCTAGGCCGTGGAGATGATGATATGGAACGTGGTCTTGACTGCGCTGGTGGCGGTCATGGGGTTCTTGCTCAAGAGCAAATTTGACGAGGTAGGCCGCTTGGGCATCTTGTTGAACAAGACTCGCGAAGAGGTTGCAAGGGACCATGTCACGCGCAAGGAAGTCGACGACCGATTTGACAAGTTTGTGAGCCATGTGGACCAAAGGTTCAACCGGCTTGAAGTGAAACTGGACGAACTCCGGAAGGCAGGGTAACCCGATGAAAGCAAAGATGGCGATGGTCAAGAAAGCGGGCAAAAAAGTGCCCGCTTTTGCGGCCGATGGCGTGGGCAAAATGAAAAAAGGCGGTGCCGTTGGCATGCACAAGATGCCCGACGGCAAGATGATGAAAGATTCCGACATGGCCGACCAGATGGGCCGTGCTGTCAAACGTAAAACGGCCGACGTCAAGGGCCGTGCAATGAAGAAAGGAGCCTGATCATGGCTGGAAGAGGTATGGGTTGCGCCACACGTGGCGGCGGAGCAGTCGAGAGCGGCGGGAAAAACCGCATGATCTCGGAGACCAGCAAAACTACTGGTCCTATCATGATGAAAAAGGGCGGTGCGGCCAACAAAGGCGGCATGAATCAGCACAAGCGCATGGCCATGGGCAAGCCCATTGGCAAGATGGGCGGCGGCATGATGGCCAAGGGCTACAAAAAAGGCGGAGCAGCCTGCTAAATGGCCACTTCGGGCACAACCACATTTGACCTGTCGATTGACGACCTGGTCGAGGAAGCGTTTGAGCGCTGCGGGATGCGTGCGACGAGCGGCTATCAGCTCTCGTCCGCGCGCCGCTCGCTCAATCTGCTCTTCCTTGACTGGGCCAATCGAGGGCTCAACCTGTGGACGATCGAGCAGGCCACCTATTCGCTGACACAGGGCACCAACGAGATCGCGTTGGACGCCTCTGTGGTCAACGTCTTGGAGGCCGTGATCCGTGATCCGAGCACCAGTCCATCGACGGACATCTACATTGAGCGCATCAGCCGCGAGGACTGGCTCAATGTGCCCGACAAGACCACGCAGGCGCGCCCTGCGCAGTTCTACGTGCAGCGCACCAACATCCCCAAGGTGTTCTTCTACCCTGCAGCGGACCGCAACTACACCTTCGTGTACTACCGCATCCGCCGCATCCAGGATGCTGGCGACTACACCAACACTGCTGACGTCAATTTCCGCTTCCTGCCGTGCCTGGCATCGGGGCTGGCCTATTACCTGTCGCTCAAGTTTGCCGCGGACCGCGCTTCTGCGCTCAAGGCGATCTATGACGAGGACTTCCAGCGCGCTGCCTTGGAGGATCGCGACACGGCCAGTGTGCAGTTCGTTCCGGACTTAGGGGTATGACATGGCCTTTGCTTCCGGCAAGTTCTCGTATGGTTTGTGCGACTACTGCGGCCAGCGGTATCAGTACAACACCCTGCGCAAGAACTGGCGGGGGTTCATGGTGTGCCCTGACGACTACGAGCCCAAGGAGCCCCAGCTTGAGCCCCTGCGCTACCGCGGCGATGCCATCGCGCTGCGTGATCCGCGCCCCGATCGCATCGAGCCTGTATCAGTCTTCGTCGGCGCACCGGGCTTTACGGCCTTCCAAAGCTACGGCAGTGTCCAAGGCGGCACCAACATGCAGCCGTACGTGCAGGATCAGGCGCTCATTGCGCAAGGCGTTGTTGGATCAGTGACTGTGAGTACATCATGACCTACGACGAACTTGTCACCAACATTCGAAACTACACCGAGGTGAACAGCAACGTGTTCACCCCAGCGGTGATCAACACGTTCATCACCATGGCGGAGAACCAGATTCTTCGCGACATTGACTTGGACGTGTTTAAGCTCGAAGTCACGGGCAGCATGACCCAGGGCAACAAGTTCCTGACGGCGCCGTCTGATCTCTTGACGCACCGCTACATGATTCTGACGCCCGTCAGCGGGGAGCAGTTGTTTTTGGACTTCAGGGACACCTCGTTCATGAAGGAGTACTGGCCCAACGGCGCCACGCAGGGCACGCCCAAGTACTATTCGGTGTGGGACCAGAACACCTTCTACATTGCCCCGACGCCGAACCAGAACTACAGCGTCGAGCTGGGGTACATCTACCGTCCTGCGCAGCTCTCGTCGACCAACACGACGACCTGGGTCAGCAACAACGCGCCTGAGGCTCTCTTGTACGCCTGCTTGATCCAGGCGTACAGCTACACCAAGGGCCCGGCCGAGATGATGCAGTACTTCCGAGGCGCGTACAAGGAAGCCATCCAAGGCCTGGGCACTGAGCAGCAAGGTCGCCGCCGCCGTGACGAGTACCGTGACGGCATGCTTCGCATCCCCATCAAATCTGATTCACCTGGCCCATGATTTCTGTTCAATCCCCCGTCCTCGTCGGCGGCGTTCAAGTCGAAACAACGAGCCATCGCGGCTGGTCAACGGAGGAGCTCGCACAGCGGGCCGCCGACAAGATCATCTTCGTTGGCGATCAGTCTCACCCTGCCGTGCGCGAGCAGGCCCGAGCCTTCAAAGAAGGCGTCAAGGCCGTGGTCGCGTTCTATCTGCAGGAGGCCGTGCAGCAGGATCGTTTGACGATTGCGAATCGCCTTCGTGAGGCGGGGTACCCGGACCTGGTCCACCTGTTAGGAGAGTAATTATGAGTTTTTCTGGAAACTACATGTGCACCAGCTTCAAAGTGGAGCTGATGCGTGCTGTGCACAACTTCACGACCGGCACGGGCAACACGTTCAAGCTGGCGCTGTACGACAACAGCGCCTCTTTCACGGCGGCCACGACCGCGTACACGGCCACCAACGAGGTGGCCAACTCGGGCACGTACACGGCTGGGGGAGGTACGCTGACCAACGTCACGCCAACGTCCACCGGCACGACTGCGTTCACGGATTTTGCCGACCTGTCGTTCACCAGTGCGACCATCACTGCCTTTGGCGCGATGATCTACAACGACTCGGCTGCCGGCGACCCGTCGGTCTGCATCTTGGACTTTGGCGGTGCAAAGACGTCCACCAGCGGCACTTTCACCATCATCTTCCCGACTGCTGACGCCACGAGCGCGATCATCCGCATCGCCTAAAAGGCGGGCAAGTGGCAGATGCGACCGTTGCCTTTACTGGCTGGAACGCCTCTGTAGGCTGGGGCCAGTCGACTTGGGGGAATGCGCAGCCTGCGCTTCCTTTGGGGACAGGCGCGGTCGGCTCCGTCACTGTCACTGCCAATGCAAACGTCACCCTTACCGGGGTGTCGGCCACGGGGTTCGTTGGCCAGGCCACTGTTCAGGCCAACGCTGACGTCAGCGTCACGGGCGTGGCCGCTACGGGCGCCGTAGGCTCTGTTACGGTCACCGGCACCGCCAACGTCTTCCCAACAGGCGTCTCGGCCACCGGATTCATCGGCCAGGCCACCGTATCTGCGGATGCCAACGTCACCCTGACTGGGGTCAGCGCAACCATGTTCCTGGGGAACGTGGTGGTGACCGCCAACGCTGACGTCAACGTCACTGGGGTCCAAGCAATCGGGTTTGTTGGCCAGGTCACTATGACCGGGGATGCCAACGTCCAGCTCACCGGGGTCCAAGGCACGATGGCCTTGGGCAACGTCACGGTAGCCGCCAACGCCGACGTGTTTGTCAGCGGGGTCCAAGCGGTGGGCGAGGTCGGAAGTGTCGACCACCGGGCCGACGTCGATGTCTTGGTCACGGGCGTGGCCGCCACGGGCGTCATGGGCAGTGTCCAGGTCGAGACGGTCACCAACGTACCGGTCACAGGCATTCAGGCCACGGGCAGTGTGGGCAGCGTGGCGATCGTTGGCAGTGCCACGGTTTTGCTCACCGGTGTCCAGGCGGTTGGTCAGATCGCAAACGTCCTTGTCTGGGGTGTAGTTGATGACAACCAGACTCCCAACTGGCACAATGTGGATGATGCGCAGTCTGGGAATTGGGTGGTTGTAAATGATGCACAGTCCGGCAGTTGGACAGCCGTTGATGATGCACAGTCCGGAGGCTGGGTAGTCGTCAATGATGGCAACACAGTGATTTGGACCCAAGTCCTAACGTAAAGGAAAGAACATGCCAGGAAGTACCTACTCCACAAACCTCAAGATTGAGCTGATGGCGACCGGTGAGAATTCCGGCACCTGGGGCGACATCACAAACACCAACTTGGGGACCGCCTTGGAGCAGGCGATTGTCGGGTATGGCAATCCAGACTTCGTTGCTGATGCGAACCTGACCATCAGCATCACCAACAGCAACTCGTCCCAAGCAGCGCGGGCCCTGGTCCTCAATGTGACCTCCGTGTTCGGCTCGCTCACGCAGACGCGCAACCTGGTGGTGCCCACCAGCCAGAAGCAGTACATCGTCCAGAACAACACCGCGGGCGGCCAGAGCATTGTCGTCAAGACCTCTGCCGGCACGGGCATCACTGTGCCCAACGGGCGCAAGGCGCACTTGTACGTCAACGGCACCGACGTCATCCAGATGTTCGACTTTGTGGACATCAACGGTGGCGCGATTGACGGCACGCCCATCGGCGCGTCGTCCGCGTCCACCGGCGCGTTTACGTCCCTGAGCGCGACGTCGGTCACCAACTCCGGCCTGACCGCGACCCGCGTGCCCTACGCCAGCACTGGTGGCCTGTTGGTTGATTCGGCCAACATGACCTTCAACGGCACTCGCCTGACGGTGGCTGACCTTGCTGACTCCGGCCTGACTTCTGGCCGCGTGGTGTACGCCAGCACGGGCGGGGCGTTGGTTGACAGCGCGAACCTGACGTTTGATGGCACCACCCTCACAGCCAATGCTCTGACCACGACAAGCACCGTCACGATCAACGGCGGCACAGCCAACGGCGTAGCCTACCTCAACGCCAGCAAAGTCCTGACCACGGGGAGTGCGCTGACGTTTGATGGGACGGGGTTTGGCGTTGTGACCAGCGCCCCAACAGTCACTATTTTTGAAACCGCAAGCGGCAACAATAACCGATTGGTAATCTCACAAGCGGCGGGAATTGCAACGTACAACCAAACTTATAGCAGCGGATCAACAAATGCTCAAGTTTGGCAAATTGGCAGCGCCGAACAAATGCGCCTGACCTCCACAGGTCTGGGTATTGGGACGAGTTCGCCTGCAAATAAGTTGGTTGTGTCAAATGCGGGCGCAAACGGGTTTGAATTTGACCCCACAAACAGTCTCATGCAGACTTACAACAGGTCTGGTGGCGCGTATACCGCCATGAACTTGCTTGCCTTGTCGATGGCTTTTAAGACTGGAGCATCGCCTGCCACAACGATGTTGCTCGACTCCTCCGGCAACCTCGGCTTGGGGGTGACGCCGAGTGCTTGGAGTACGTTTTCCACGTTCCAAGTATCTCGCGGAAGTCTTGCGGCCAATTCAAGTGAAGTTGATCTCAGCCACAACGCATATTTTGATGGCAGTAACTGGAGGTATATTGGCAACGGCTTTGCTACAAACCAATATCAATTTAACGGTGGCTACGCTTGGCGCATCGCCCCCTCCGGCACAGCAGGCAACGCCATCTCCTTCACCCAAGCAATGACGCTGGATGCGAGTGGGAATCTGTTGGTTGGCCGAACAACTGGAACTGGAGCAAACATAGACGTGTATGAGTCTGCGTCAACTGACGCAACGATTCGCATCGGGAATGTGCAAAATGCGTCTGTTACCGCCATCGGCAAACAAGGCGCAACCACCTATGGGGCGACCACTGCCGGGGATGCTTTTTTATATGCAGACAACAGTTTGTCCATCATGTCGGACAACGCCAGTGGGGTCATCAAATTCTCAACAGGCGGCAACACCGAACGCGCCCGTATCACCAGCGGGGGTTACTTTAAGGCGAGTAATGCGGGGACGTATGGAAACGACACAGGTTCGTATCACGAGTTAAGGTCAAGCGCAACTGACGGATTTATTGCCAATTTTGCAAACACAGCGGCTAGTCCATACGGCATCTATTTAGATTTTCCTTCTGCATCTCCAGACAATAACACCAACTATTTTTTACGTTGCTTAGATAGTACAACGACAAGATGTTACATCTGGTCTGATGGCGATCTTGCAAACCATGATGGTGTATACGGCACCATCTCTGATGCACGACTAAAGCAGGACATCGTAGACGCTGGCAGTCAGTGGGATGACCTCAAAGCCATTCGGTTCCGCAAGTACCGGATGAAGACAGACGTTGAGGCCAATCCAAACGCATCAGCAATGTTTGGTGTGGTGGCTCAGGAACTCGCGGAAGTTTGCCCCGGCTTGGTTGACGAACACCCGAACATGAAGATGGTGGAAGTCACAGACGAGGAAGGCAACGTCACGCAGACGCAAGCGCCTGACGGAACCACGACGATGACGGTCAAATCGTCCATCCTGCTGATGAAAGCAGCCAAAGCCCTGCAAGAAGCAATGGCCCGTATTGAAACTCTAGAGGCGAAGGTCGCCCAACTTGAAGGAACCCAACCATGACCACCATTACTTGGACAATCACTGATACAAACTTCGAAACCGCAACAGGTTTCATCATCACAGCCCATTGGACTGCCACCGCAGTCGATGGTGACTACACCGCAAGCATTTACAGCACTTGTTCTTGGGCACCGGGCACCCCCACAATTCCATATGCTCAAGTCACGCAGCAAGAGGTGCTGGATTGGTGCTGGACATCGGGGGTCGATAAGGATGCCACTGAAGCTGCACTGGCGCAGAACATCGCCATGCAGAAGAATCCGCCCGTATCTCAGGGCCTGCCCTGGTCGGCATAATGCGTATGGGGTTCCATCGCTGCCCCATCTCAGCGATGCTTTGGAGATATCCATGAATGACGAAGTGAAAGTGTCCCTGCCCCTCATCAACGGCATCTTGGGCTACCTGGGTACGCGCCCCTACGGCGAAGTGTTCCAGTTGGTCAATGCCATTCACGGTGAAGTGCAGCCACAAATCCCGATGCCCGAGATGGCAAAGACCGATGAAGCTGCAAAACCCGTCGCGGACGCTGCCTGACGGCAGTATCGAGCCCGCACACGCCATAGAGGTTCTCTGTGGCGCGTGTGGCTACGACCTCGACCAGGCCGAGTTGGATGCAGACGCCTGCTCCGACTGCGGCCAGCCACTGAACCTCGCCCGTTCGGTGGCCATTGAGATCACGACGGTTCCTGCTGCATCGGGGGCCACGATGTAATCAGGAAGCCATGATCGACCCAATCACCGCCCTTGCTGCCGTCTCTTCTGCGGTCAACCTGGTCAAAAAGGCCGTCAAGACTGTGCAGGATGTGCAGTCATTGGGGCCCGTTTTAGGTCAGTACTTTGACGCCAAGGCCCAGGCCATTGAGGTCGTTGAAAAGGCCAAAACCGGTGGATTTAAGGGGTCGGCACTTGGCAAAGCATTGGAGCTTGAGCTTGCTCTGGAGCAGGCCAGGGAATTTGAAGAATCCGTCAAGATGCTCTTTTTCCAGAGCAATAAAATGGACGTGTGGGTCCGAATCACCGCCCGTGCCAAGCAGATGGAGGCCGATGCGGCGCGTGCTGAAGGCAAGCGCAAGGCAGAGGCAAAGCGCCGCCAGGCTGAAATCGACGACATGTTCTTGATCGGCATCACCGCCCTGACTACGGTGTTCGTTCTTGGCCTGACCGTCTACTTCATAGTCGAGCTGGGGCAGCGGCAGATATGACCGAGAAGCTCAACGCCAACACCACCCTTGACAAGGTTCTGGGGTATGTGGACTCACCGTTCAAGCTGTTTGCGGTGATCCTGATGGCGGTGGTTGCGTTTGCGGGCTACGCCCTGTACGAGAGCCAGGAATTCATCCGCGACGCCTATAGGGAGTCGCAGAAGCTGCCGGAGATACGAACAGACCGGGCCGATGACGCAGCAACGATGCTCTTCAAGCAGACCGGCGCAACGGTGGTGGCAATCTTCAAAGTCAATCCCCTGTTCAACTCCCGGACGCTCTACAGGGCCTACACCAAGGACGGGCGAGACAAGACGATTGAGGACATCGACGTCGGCCTGTTCACACACAACTCGTCGAATAACGCGGACGTGGTCAAGCTGATGACCAACGAAATCCCGTGTGGCGAGTACCGTTACGCCCAGTCAGAAGTTGGGCTTTGGTATCTTGAGAAGGGTGTGACGTACACATGTCGTGTCAGCGTCCCACCGGACTCGCATCGCTTCGTGGGACAGGTTACAGTCGGTTGGGCAACGCAGCCAGCAAACCTGGAGCAAACTCGATTTATGCTGGAGATTGCCAGCGCAATATTAACTAAAAGGGGTGGGTAATGCTTTCACTGATTTCGACTCTCGGCGGCCTGTTGATCAGCGGCCTGCCCAAACTGCTTGAGTACTTCCAGAACAAGTCTGACCAGCAGCATGAGCTGGCCCTTGCCCGGATGCAGAACGAACGTGAGCTGGCCTTGGCCGCGCAGGGCTACGCCGCCCAGCAGAAGATCGAAGAAATCCGCACCGACCAGGTCATGATGCAGACCGAAGCGCAGATGACCGAGGCCGCTCTCAAGCACGACGAGAAGGTGCTGGAGAAGGCCAGCCAGTGGGTGGCCAGCTATGTCGGCACGGTACGCCCCACAGTGACGTACATCTTCGTGTTGGAACTGGTGCTCATCAACGCCTTCATGGCGGTCTACCTGTGGAACCATCCCACCCTGATCACCAACATCGACGATGTCGTCAAGTACTCCGACTTGATCTTCTCCAGCGACGAGATGGCCATGTTGGGCGGAATTCTGGGATTTTGGTTTGGGTCTAGGACTTGGAGCAAAAAGTGAAACTGAGCAAGGTCGGCGCTGACTTGATGCACAAGTACGAGGGGTACAGAACCCGCCCGTACCTGTGCCCAGCGCACATTTGGACCATTGGCTACGGCCATGTGCTGTACCAAGAGCAGATCAGGCTCCCTATGATGCGGCCAGAGGGCAAGACCAAGGCCGATATCCCGATGATCCGCAAGGAAATGCCGCTCAAGCCGGAGGACAACCGTGTCTGGACAAAGCAGGAAATCGACGAACTATTCGCGGCTGATGTCGCGTCTTTTGAACGGGGTGTTCTTCGACTTGTTCCCGGCAGTGCTAGCCGTCAAGGCCGCTTTGACGCTTTGGTCAGTATTTCCTTCAATTTTGGGCTAGGAAACCTCCAGCGCAGCTCTATCCGTATCAAAGCAAATCGCGGAGAATGGGAGGGTGCGGCAGATGCCTTTTTGCTCTGGAACAAGGGTGGCGGCAAAGTGTTGCCGGGCCTGGAGCGCCGCCGCAAGGACGAACGCGCCCTTTTCCTATCTTCATGACCACAGGAGACCGACCCATGAAAAGCACCCCCGTCTGGGACAAGAAACGGCCAAAAGGCTTGGGCAAACCAAAGGCCCTGACCCCCGCCAAGAAGGCCGCTGCCAAAAGCGCGGCCAAGAAGGCTGGCCGCCCCTATCCGAACCTGGTCGACAACATGCGCGCGGCGCGTAAGGGCTGACCATGGCCACGGTCAAAAAGGACGCGATCGCACAGGGCATCCGCCAGGCCTATGAGCGGGGCACAAAAGGCGCTCCTGAGGCTGTGGTGGATATCCACGTCAACCTCAAAAACCGCAACAACGCCATCAAAGAGTACGGCTACGGCCCGCTTAACCCAGAGTCCGAATCGCGTGTTTTTTGGCAAGGCAAGGCCGACATGTGGGAGACCACAGTGGCCGAGGCCAAGAAGGCCCGCTGTGGCAACTGCGGCGCCTTCATCCAGACCCCTGAGATGCTCAAGTGGATGGCTCAGGGCATCGAAAAGGAAGACGCCGGAGAGCACAAGAGCTACGCCGATGACGTCATTGGCGCGGCCAATCTGGGCTACTGCGAGCTCTTCCACTTCAAGTGTGCTGGCGACCGCACTTGCGATGCGTGGCTCGTGGGCGGCCCAATTCGATAAGGTAAGCACATGCCACTTCTGCGACTTTTTCTCAAGCCTGGTGTTGACAAGCAAAACACTGAGTACGGCGCCGAAGGTGGCTGGGTGGACTCCGACTATGTCCGGTTTCGCTACGGCCTACCTGAGAAGATGGGAGGCTGGGAGCTTTTCAGCGCAACCTCTAGCAGCTTCGTAGGCTCTGTCAGCGACATCTTCACGTGGAATGCACTGGACGGGGCGCCCTACGCGGCCTTGGGCACAAACCGCAAGGTCTACGTCTTCTATGGCGGCACGTGGGCCGATATCACCCCCATTCGCAAGACGGACTCCGTCACGTTTGACACGGTTAACGGATCGACCACCGTGACCGTCAATTGCTCGGGCCACGGCGCAGTAGACGGGGACTTTGTCACCTTCAGCGCCGTCACTGGCAACCCTGGCGGCATCCCGAACGCGGACCTTCAAAACGAGTTTGAGATTCAAAATGTCATCAGCTCCACTGAGTTCACCATCCTCTCGCCGACCGCGGCGACCTCAACGGCAACAGCGGCCGGCACGGCAACAGCGGCCTTCCAGATAAACGTCGGCGCGGACAAGAGCTTTGCCGACTTCGGTTGGGGCACCGGCACGTGGGGCTTGAGCACCTGGGGCACACCACGGCCTCCCTCGGCCTCGCTGGCGCTGATTGCCCAGCTCTGGCAGTTCGACAACTTTGGCCAGGACCTGCTGCTGCAGCTCATCGACGGGCCCATCTATTCGTGGAGTCCAAACGGGGGCCTCGGCACGCGGGCCGCGATCGTTGCAGGGGCGCCCACTAAAAGCAAGTTCGCGCTGGTCTCAACGCCGGACCGCCACCTGGTGTGCTTTGGCACGGAGTCCACGATCGGCAGCCCAAGCACCCAGGACCCGATGTTTGTCCGCTTCTCCAACCAAGAGGACATCAACCAGTTTGTGCCCTCTGCCACCAACACGGCTGGCGGACAACGGCTCACGGACGGCAACGAGATCATCTCCGCGCTGCGCTCGCGCGGCCAGATTTTGATCTGGACGGACACGTCGCTGCATGGCCAGCAGTACCTGGGGCCCCCCTACACCTTTGGCTTCCAGCAGCTTGGCGCCAACTGCGGCATCATCGGGCCTCACGCCGCGGCGGACGTCAACGGCGTGGCGTACTGGATGAGCAAGGACGCCTTCTTTGTCTTTGACGGCTCGGTTAAGAAGATCGCCTGCACTGTGCAGGACTACGTCTTCCAGGACCTGAACATCGTCCAGGCAGAGTCCGTGAACGTGGGCATCAACACCCAGTTCAACGAGGTGACGTGGTACTACCCGACCTTGAGCAGCGACTACATCAACCGCTTTGTCACGTACAACTACCTTGAGAACGTCTGGTCGATCGGCACCATGGCGCGCACGGCTTGGACGGACATCGGCACCTTTGACAAGCCCTTGGCAACGGAATACGACAGCACGGCCACCACCGCGACCTTGACGACCATCTACGGCCTCACGCCTGGCCGCAGCAAGCTGTTCAGTCAAGAGGAGGGTGTCAACGGCAATGGTGAGCCCATTGACGCATACGTGTACTCAGGGTACTTCGACATTGGCGAAGGTGACAACATGGTGCTGATGCAGAAGTTCATTCCGGACTTCAAGCGCCAGGTCGGCAACCTCACCGTGCACCTGCGCCTGCGGCCCTACCCACAGGCCCCTGCTGTGGCCAGCTCGCTGGACCCATACGTCATCGCTCCAGACACGGAATTCGTCAGCACGCGCGCCCGCGGCAGGCAGGTGCAGTTGCGCATTGAAAGCACTGAGCTGAACAGCTTCTGGCGATTCGGAACAATGCGTGTTGACATTCAATCGGACGGTTTCCGATGAGCAAGATCAACAACGTCCGCTTACCCAACGCATCGTTGGAATACGATGCCGCCCAGTTCAACCAGCTTGTGCGTTCGCTTGAGCAGGTCATTTTTCAGCTCAACAACACGTACTCTCCCGTGGTCACCGAGGACAAGGATTCGGCGTTCGCGTGGTATGGAGATGGCGGAGGATTTATGGATACAAGCGGAATGCCCGTACCGGTCTCTATCGGAGGGACCAACCTGGATGCCTTTGGAAGACTGAGGGTCAGCAACCCGTTCACGCTGTTTGACTCGTCCCACCGTTTTGCCGACAACAACCTGTGGGCAACCAGCACCACCGGCACCGCTGCCGCCACGTTCAGCGCAAATGAAGGCTTGGTCAACTTGACCGTGGGTACTGCCAGCGGCGATCAAGTCACCCGCGAAACCATCAAGGTGTTTTCCTATCAGCCGGGCAAAAGCCTACTGGTCATGAGCACGTTTGTTATGGGCACCGCCCAAGCCGGCCTACGCCAGCGTGTTGGCTATTACGGCGCTGCCAACGGCATCTACTTTGAGCGCGACGGCACCACCAACTACATGGTCGAGCGCAGCAGTGTGACGGGCGTTTTGACCAATACCAGGGTAGCGCAGGCCAACTGGAACCAGGACCCCCTTAACGGCACCGGCCCGTCTGGGCTGACGTTGGACACATCCAAAGCTCAAATTCTGTACATGGACGTGGAATGGCTGGGCTTGGGCACGGTGCGTACTGGCTTCATCATCAACGGGACGTTTGTCCCGGCACACAACTTTGATCACGCCAACCTGGTCACCACAACGTACATCACAACGGCATCTCTGCCACTGCGCTATGAGATGGAAAACACGGCGGCTACAGCCAGCGCCAGTACGCTCAAGCAGGTCTGCTCAACGGTGATCTCTGAAGGTGGCTATCAGCTTGCTGGAGCACAGCAATCAGCCGGTACAACGATTACCACACCAAAAACATTGACTACGGCGGGCACCTTTTATCCCGTGGTGTCTATACGCCTGAAAACCGCAAGACTTGACGCCGTTGTTATCCTGACGGCAATTTCCCTCCTTGGGATTACAAACAATGCCAACTACAAATGGGAAGTTGTTGTGCAGGGCGCGACAACTGGCGGCACATGGGTAAGCGCCGGAACAAATTCTGCGGTGGAATACAACATCACTGGCACTGCTTTCTCAAGTACCGGCGGGCGTATTTTGGCTACGGGGTTCTTCCAAGGATCAAACCAAGGCTCAAGCAGCGTTGACATTCTCAAAGAAGCATTGTTTGCCAACCAGCTTGAACGCCAACCTTTTACGGCCACCCC